ATTGCCGGACCACATCTTCGTCGGCATTGGCCTTGGCCGACAGCGCGAACTCGGCGTGATCAGGAGCAAACAAAAAACTGCAGACCAGATCGAGATGACTCTCGATGCGATTATACAGCACGTCCTGATCGTGGCCGGTGCCGTACAGGAAAAACTCGCGGCGCCGATCGTACATGTCCTTGCGTTCGCGGCGCGACTGCAGGCAGGTGTTGAGCACCCAACTCAGATACTCGTCACGATCGCGGGTGGCTTCGGGAATGATCATGGCGCCTCATTGTTGCGTCAGCATCCGCGCCAGCCGCCGCGCCAGCCGTGCTGACGACAGGCGTTCGACCGCGCGATAGATCGTCCAGGCGTCGTCATCCTTGGCGGCGTCAAGCAACCATCTTTTGATATCGTGACGCGCCGTGTGCTCGTGGAGCGTTTCGTAATCCGACCTCATGCCTTGTGGCTCCCTTCGATGCGGGCGCCGGCGGCCGGACCGGGCACGCTGCCCGAATGCTGCAGCGGCTTGCCGATCGGCGCCTTGACCTTGAAGTTGACCTTGGCGGCGCTCGGCATGCACACCGCGCGGGCATTGCCGGCGGCATCACGCTCGTAAGGCACGCCGACAAAGCCGGGGCCGAATTGCATCATTGGGCCGCGGTCGTGCGCCGCCGGCTGGTCGAGCTTCGGCATGGCGCGTTCGCCGGCTTTGGCGCTACTGATGTTGGTCATGCCGTAATTGTCGGCCAAGGTGCGCAGTTCGCGATCGATGCCCGGCGCGACGCCGCCGACGTGGCCGCCGCCGGGAATCCAGTTGGTGCGGGCGCACGAACATTGGGGACACTCCGGATAATTAATCCACGCCTCAAACGTCACCCCGCAAGCCTCGTTCTGACAGCACCAGCTGCGCAGCACACCCTGCATCATTGTTGCTCCGGCTCCAGCTGCGTCCCGACCACGAACCAATAAATATCATGCGCGAGCTTGACCGGATCGCTCGCATTGGCCGACAGCGCGCGCTCGACGCACCATTGCCGCAGCTGCATCTTGTTGGTGAAGTCGCGCAGCGCTTGCTGCACCATCTGCATCTGCGCGGCGTTGAGACCTTCCGGCAGCGGATGGACGTTAGGCGGGTTGCTCGTTGGCGGTTGCATCGTTGGCCTGCAGGTCAATGGTTTGGTTGGTACTGCCGCGGAAGGCAAGGTCCGGCCGCCATTCGCGGCACCAGACATCGCTAGCCGTCGGCGGGAACACGCCCTGCCAGCCGGGCGCCATCTGCGCCCCTTGCGGCGCCAGCTTGGAGTTCACCTGCACCATGACCTGCATCAATTGCGGCGGCCTGGCGCGACACCAACCCTGGCGCGGCCGATCCATCTGAAACGGCGCATCCTTGTTGGCCAGGAATGCATCACAATTTCCGCAGCAGGGTTTAGTTGGTTGTTTCATCGATCACTCTCTTTGGCGCCGACCGCTTTCGGCGGCGCGCGGTCAATGGCCACGGTACGATGCGTTGCCCCGCCGGGGGCGAAGAACTTGCACCAATCCTGCGGCCGGATCGGGCCGCGCACCTTGCTGCAGGCGCCGACCGTGCGCTGCGGGCTCAGCACTAAATAGAAACGGCAGATGCCGCAATGCTCGCGGCCCGAGCCGGGCCCATAGCGCGCCTCGCGCTTGGTTGCCTTGCCGGCATCCGTGCCGAAGGCGGCCGGTGTTTCACCTTGATCCACGGCGCGATCGTCGCTGGCGGTTTTTGTGGCCGCGCAGTCCGGCCTTGATGGCGTTGCGGATACCGCGGGTGCGTGCGCTCATCGTTTTTCCTTTCTGCCGCGCCGCCCGGTTCGCTTGCCGCGGCGCTTCCCACGCCTCTCCTGCGACAAAGCTATCGCAATTGCTTGCTTGCGTGAACTCACCTTCGGCCCGCGCTTTGAGCCGGAACGCAATCGACCATGCTTGAACTCCCTCATCGTTTCCGCAACGCCTGGCATGGTTTTCACCCAGAGCCTGAGTTAGAATGCGCAGCGACTGAACGTGCAACCGTCCAGCCGCCACTTGACACCACACCTCAGACAGGGAGGCATCATGCCCATCTTCAAGGATATCACAAATCAGCGCTTCGGCCGCCTCGTCGTTCTAAAGCTTCTCGGACGAACTGGAGACGGGAAAGTCCATTGGCAATGCCGCTGCGATTGCGGCAATGAAACGTCTCGCCGTGGGGGCAACCTGAACAGTGGCAGGACACGTTCATGCGGCTGCCTGCACCGCGAAAACAATTTCGTGCATGGCCACGCAGAGAACAGCAGGACACCAGAGTATATCTCATGGCAGGCGATGTGGCAGCGCTGCACAGATCCGCGAAAAGACGGCTACAAATATTACGGCGGCCGCGGCATCGTTGTCTGCGAGCGCTGGAAGGAATTCGCAAACTTCCTTGCCGACATGGGGCCGCGACCAGACGGCCACAGCCTGGACCGCATCGACAACAATGGAAACTATGAACCAGGCAACTGCCGCTGGGCAACGCCCTCGCAGCAACAGAAAAACAAAAGAGGCCCGCGGCTCACTCGCGCAGTGCCGATCATTTAAAAGAACCGAGCACCAACGCCAAAAAATACAACGCCACCGCCAACCAGCCAAAGTGGACGGCGAGCGGCGGCCGCGACACTTCGGCGATGAACAATGCGGCGATCACCGCGAACACGAACGCGAACACCAGCAGGATTTGGGCGAACATGATCGGTGGCTCCCGTGTTGCGCGAGCCTATCACTCGCGCGTCGCCTCCTCCAAATTCACCGGCACGCCGATATTTTGCTTCTTGAGAAAATTGCGGATCAAACGATCGACCGGCTCGGTGCCGCCGCGAGCATCTATTTGTTTGCTCCGCTCCAACGTCAAGCCCTGTGATTTGAGTTTCGGCTGCAGCCAGGTTGACCAACCCTGATAAGCGAGCGCCGCGGCGATGACGCGGTCGTCCTTGGCGTGGCCTTCGGCGCCGATCCAGCCTGCATCATTGATGACCCGGCGCATCTCCTCGAGCAGCGGCACGCTGCGCGGCACGACGCGGTTGAGCTCGATGCCGTTCTTGTACTGGTTCATCATCCTGGACTTGAGCTCCGGCGACGTCTTCCACTGATAGACGAGCGAGCCCTGCAGGCTGTCGATGCGCTTGTACATGAAGTGCCGCATGTGAGCGAGGATGTTGCGCAGGTCGTCGGGCTCCTGGCCGGGTACGATCTTCTGCGAGGCGCCGAGCTGGCGCACCTTCTCCAATTCATCGAATACCGCCTGGCCGGGCCCCGTCATTTCCAGGATCGGCATGCACCACTGCGTGCCGAAGTAGCCGGCCAGGTGGGCCAGCACCCAGGCGGTCTGATAGGTCGACGGATCGGTCGAGCAGAATTCGGCGACCTGGATCATGCAGTCGGCATAGCCGCGCCACACCGACACCACCGAGCGGTCGGCCTCGTCGGACGAGCCGAAGGCCGGATCGCAGCCGAGCACGTAGTAACCAAATTTACTCGCCTCCTCCCACAGCCGCAACGGCGCCCGCGCGTCGCGGGTCTGCTGCAGGATGAGGTCATCGAAGCTTAAGCTGAACTTGTAGCGGTAGACCCAGAACGGCAGCCGCCGCGCCGCGCGGGTGCATTCGGTCAAGGAGTGGGTGGTGAAAAAATTCGAGCCGGTGGAGACGAACGCCTCCTCGGCGGTCCAAGGATATTCCTGGCTCATCAGCCCCTGGTCGCCGTTCTTCTCCGAGGCCAGGTGCCAGCGATACCAGGCCACCTGCTGCAGCGAGATCGAGATGCCGTAATGCTCCTTGACCAAACGTACGGCGCGGCGCTCGAACGGCGATAATTTTTCCGCCACGCCATCCGGCATGAACTGGATAAACGACGGATGCGTGGTCGGCAGCTGGTTTCTTTCGTCGCGCCACCAGCCGATGAACACCGTCCACTTCGAGGGATCCTTCTGCGCCGCGCTCCAGGCCTCCTCGAAATGGTTAAATCCATTCGCCGTCGACTCGTAGATCTGCAGCCGGTGCGGATAGTGCGTCGACATCTGGGCGCGAAATTCCGCCAGCGCCTCGCCGTCGCCGTAGAACGCCGTCTCGGTCGAATGCAGAAAGTTGGCCGAGCCGGAACGGCCCAGCCCACCTTTTCGCACGCCCGTGGTGCCGGCCACCAGATAACGAAACTTGGAGCCGTTCTTGAGCATCAACAAATCGCGGTTGTGCCGGACATAATTAATCTTGTGAGTCTTCGGCGTCTCGGCGAAGAACACCTCGAGCCCAGTCCGAAAATCCTCGCGCGCCTCCTCCTTGTGCAGCATGAAGACGCCGAGCAAACCGGGATGCTCGAACGCCCAGAACATGTCGAGCGCTAAGAGCAGCGTGCTGATGCCGACCTGGCGCGACTTGAGCACGTAGATGGTGGTGACGCCGTTCTGTAGCGCACGCTCGATCTCCTCGAGCAAATACAGCTGGCTGCCCAACAAGCGGAACGGCGTCAGCCCGAGATCCTTGGACTGCACCTTGAGCCGGGAGAGGAATTGCAGAAAACGCTGGCGCGGAAACGGCGCCACCGCGCCGGTCGGCAATTGAAAATGCGGCGCCTCGTCGGCGAGAAGTTCGGCCTTGAGCTCGATATGAGCGGGATCACGCATCAATGCACCAAGCCGGTCCAGAACAACACCAACAAGATCAGCAAACAACCGACCGCATACAGCAGCACCACCGTCTGGCGATCCTCCGCGGTCATGGCCTCGCCACCCACGAGCCGCACCAGTCGTCGGCAAACGTCACCGGCCAGGCGGCGGCAAGTTGCTGGCCGGCAACCACCGTCAAATTGCTCGGCGGGTTGAAGCGGCAGTGGCCAAACCCCAGCCCAAGCTCGCCCGTGCCCCAATACTGGCAGGCGCTGCAAAGCCCGAGCGTCGCCGGCGGCGGCGCATCAGGAGCTCGCGGCTTGGTCGGCATTTGTTGTAGCCTCGTTACACGCGTTTAGGAAAAGGCTCCTCTAGCGATAGTACGCCACATCCAACACCGCCCCCGCCACCTGCTGAATGAAGGAGAGCGCATTGGCCGGACCGCTGTAGATCATGCAGGTGCCACTCGCCAGCGGCATCCCAATCGCCGCCGTCGGCGCTACCCCGTCATCCCGCCACCGCACCGCTTGCGCCTCCACACAGACCTGAACCATCCTCACCCCCGGCGGTATGCCAGGCAGCGGCACCGCACTCGCCAGCCCGCCCGCCGCAACCTGCTGATACCCCAACGCCGTGTACACCTGTGTCGTGGATGCAACATTGAATTGCTGTTGCGCTGCAGCACCACCCGTGAGTAGCAGCAGCGCCAGGATCCAAAACCATCGCCTCAGCATCACGTCCTCCTGTTTCATGTGAAACAATTCCTAGGCGGCCCGCCGCCGGTTCAAAGCCGCCAGCGCCAACGACCGCGCCGCATCCTTCGCCCGCGTCCGGTTCACCATGTCGGATAACGAACCATCCGGTAGCCCGACCCGCCATAGCCCAGGCCAGTCCGGATCCGGCTCAATAGACGCTATCACCCGCCCGCGCTTCCTTAGCCGTAGCTGATCACCATCCCAGAAAAACCCGTCCATGTCCCTGAACTTGGCTATCCTCATCGACATTCCCTCCTACAATGCCCGGCAAACGCCGCGCCAAAGCCCGCCAGTGCGCTCCAGCCTCCTTTAGGCTGCCAGCATCAGGCCAACCAAAAATAACGAACCAGCGGCCTCCGTAAGCCGCCTGTTCGCGTCCTAAAAATTTCTGGGGGCGGGAGAGGGGGGTGGCCCGAGCCGCCGCGCCCGCTGCCCCATCGAGGGAGCTGGCGCCGCCGCGCGCCCCGCGCCTGACCGAACGGTGCGGTCAGTGGTATCAGAGGATACCCTCTCCTCAGCAAGGAGAAGGACACCACGGTCAAGCCACTGATAAACCAGTGCTTTATCATCTGCGATCGTCCTCGGTCCTTACTTGGTCCTCGCGCTGGCGCCGGGGGCGGGCGCCTCGCGCTTGGTCCTGGCCCCGCCGCGGCCGTCGATACCGGCGCCAAGAGTTCCAAGAGTGGAACTTTTTGCGTTGTTTCCGACGGAAACGGCTACATTTTGCAAGCGATTGAGGTTTTCGGCGGCTTTGAGGGCTGGTTCGAAGCGATTGGCCATACGCTGGGTCATCCACCCGCGGCGGATAGCGCGATAGGTAGAGACGTGATGGTAGCCGGCCTGACGGTAGATCCAAGCCAGGGTGACGGGTCGTCCGGCTCGAGGGCTGAAGCGGATGGTTCGGAGGGCACGGAGGGCGTCGGCTGGGGTCATGGAACTTCACCAGGTTCGTTGGCCTCGGGTCTGGTCTGTCTGCTCTAGGGCTCATCTCATATGCGCGCGTAGCGCATTGCATTTGAGTGAGCCCCCCCCCTCCCTACTAGTGATCTCTTCATTCACTATAGGGGGGGCGAATGAATGCGCGCAGATCAGACCCTCGAAAGTGTGCGCGGTATTGCGCGCATAATGCGCGCATAAAAACCCCTATGCGCGCAAACCTCTACTTGCCCATCGTCGTGTAAACCATCCTGGCGGTTGACCAGGCGGCCGCCGCAGAGGCGCCAAGCGATCCAGCCAGGCTGACCAGGGTACTTGGTGGCAAAGCCCACCACGCGCTTCCCTAAGGTCACTGGGCGGCTGTCAATGGGCTCGAAGGCATCCATGCAGTCGCGGTGCAGCCAGTAGAGTTCCCCTTCGATGCCCACCCGCATGGTGGTGGGGTCGAGCACGCCGCAATGATCGCAGCGGGTGAGTTCCGGGTAACCGAGCCGCACGTCCTCGGCCGGCAATGGGCCGTCGTCATTCTTCATGGAGGCTTCTCCCTGGTCGATGACTTGGCACTGAGCGCACGTTGCCGTCCGTGGGATGGCGGCGATGACCGATGGCCGTGAAGGTTTCGATGACCTGGTTTTTGAGCCAAGCCTTGAGGATGTCTTTGGCCTCGGGGACGGTGCACCCGAGGCGGTCGAGGACGACGTCGCCGACCCAGTATTTCGGCCGTTGGCCGCGCTCCCACATCACGAACGACACGCCGCTCCTGGTGCCGTCGTCGTGGATGATACCCGCATCGATCTTGTCGAGAATGGCGATTGCGTCCGGCACCGTCATTTTTTCGAAAGCATTGCGCGGCTTCCACGGCACTAGCACACCAACCTCGTCGGCCACATCATCGTCATCGGGGCCGTGCGGCAGCACTTTGGATTGCTTTTCGAACCAGCGCGCCTGCCGGCTCACTAGGCTCTGATTGCTCTTGGCGTCGTCAAAGCGCAAATACCTGTGACGCTCCTCGCGCTCGCTCTCTTCGAGCATGGTCAGCGCCTCTTTCTCGCTCATGCCGAACATGGTGCAGACAATGCGCGCAACGCCGGCCAACGCGCCGCCACCACGTGCCGCATCCATGTCACCCGGCTCGTGAGAATACTTCTTCGCATGATGCACCAGCAGCACCGCACAGTCGGTGAAACGCGCCACCTCGCGCCACAGCACCGCGCACCACTTCAGCTCGCTGTTGGAATTTTCGTCGCCGATGAACGTTTCCGCAAACGGGTCGACAATCAACAAATCAATTTGCTGTTCGCGCACCGTCGCCGCAATCGCATTAATCATGGGTGTGCGCGTTACCGTCTTTGACCGACTATCCGCCTTGGCAACCACGATGTCGCTGGGATTTTTGGCAATGCATAAGGTGTCTCTCAAAAGCTCCTGATCGACATCCATCACTTCTGCGCTAGCCCAGATGCGCCGCATCATCTCGTCGCCATCCTCCTCGGAATTGATCATCAGCACCTTGCACCGGCCGCGCGGCTGCCAGCTTCCCCAATTGATCGGAGCCGCACACATGATGGCAAACTGACCCGTGAGCAGCGTCTTGCCGATGCCCGGCGGTGCAATCAGTAGCGTCACCTGACGGCGCATCAGCAAACCGGGCACCAACCACGGGCGCTTGGGCAACGCCATCACATCCACCGGGCAGGGGAACGTCAACGCGATCGGCATTGCCGCTAGGTCTTGCTCGATCGCCGCCGCCCCATTGCCGCGGCGCCAGCGATGCTCCTCGAGCTGGATCGGCTCGCGATCGAGCAGGCTCGGCGCCTCGGCCGCCGTCTCGTGCGGCTCCTGCCGCACCGCCATCGCATTGGCCAAAATCGCCTGCACCTGGTCGGCATTGCCGAAGCCGATCGAGGCCCCCGCGTCGGCGAGCTCATCAACGGCGTCGATCTTGTCGAGGCCTTTGGCGACGTAGCCGGCAGCCTCGCTGCAAAAATTGGCAAACACGATCGGCTGATCCTCCGGCGCCGCCCGAGCCAGTGCCCGGCGCCAGGACGAGAAGCCCTCATAAAATACGCCCAGCCGATGCGCCATCCGGGCCGGCTCCCTTCAGCTCTTGAGCAGATCAAATGCCTTGAGCAAACCCAGCGCCGCATCCATGCTGTCGACGCAGTGGTAATGCGCGCCGGTCGAGCGGATCGCGGCAGCAAAATGCTCTTGCTCGGGCGACATCCGCCCGCCCCGGACTTTCAGTTCCAGGAACAAAGCCTGCAGCTTGCCATCCTGCGGCCAGAACAGCATCAGGTCGGCAAAACCAGGCAACACACCCATGGCCTTGAGCTTGGCGCCGGTGCGCGGATTGCGCTGTTCGCCGTTCGGGCAGTGCGCATACACCACGTTACAGCGCGCCCGATAACGCAGGTGCTGAACGAGCGCGATTTGCATGGCGTGCTCACGCGGATCGACTCCCCTGACCTTGCGCCAGCGTCGCGTGAACAGGTCCTTTTGCTGCAGATTGTCTACATCCGGCATATCCAAGATGTTCCCGGCACTACAGACTGTGGTTTATGGGTTTTGCTGGCGGCGGCACCGGGGAAAAATGCTGCCACCCCAGCAGCTTGTGCCGCAAGACTTTTGACGTGAGGCAACGTTATGCACCACTGTGCAACACCGTGTTAACCATATGCGCAGCTTGCGCTTGACCACCGTGCAAGACGGTGTATCGTCGCGAGCGGTTGCAAACCTCTCCTTGCCGAGGAGAGATCGCAGCCGGGAGACGTCGAACCAACAAGCAGCGGCCGGGCGGTGCCCGCACCACCGTCCGGCTTTCCCGAAAGCCGCGTTAAGTGGCGATGATGTCGAGAAGCTACACGCCTCTTGCAAGGAGTACGACGATGAACAAGCGCCAAAATAGTGAGACATGGCCGTACTCCCCATGGATCGGCGAAACGGCGACAGCACAATTTGCTCTTTGGAATGCGGGCATTGAGTGGGCGAACATGACCAA